GTTGATTTATCAAATTCAAGTATTATTGAATTAAAAGAAGCTCTCCTGGCAAACAACTTCTTTGGTTACAGAAACCAATGGAAGATTGATAATGTATGTAAATTCTTTGAATCAATTGATCTTCTTGCTGAAATGGATAATTTCACTACAATTACTTCAAATGAGTTTACTAACTTATTCTTAACCATGATCGCTGTTGAAGAAGGAATTTATGTTAACACCGTAAATTCTGCAATGCACTTAAACGAAATGAAACTCATTTCTTCTGCAACCGAAACGGTTAAATTGGTTAAAGAATTCATTAACTATGACGCTTCTCCAATTCTTTCTGAAAGATTAATTGCTGAAAACAATGAAGCTGCTAAAGCTGAAAAGGTAAGAGCTACTATTTCTGACCGAATTTCTTTCTTAGAAGAAAAGAAGTCTAAGGTAAAGGACGCTATTAATAAACTTGGAGAAACTGAAGAACTTACTGAAGCTATGAATCTTTTAGATGAAGAAATCTCTAAGTTTGAAAAGGAGCTCCAGGAAAGTTATGTAGTTGAAAAAAAAAGTCGTAACGAGTTACTAGACGACGGTTTTGTTGAAGCTGAAGTTAATAAAAACGGAAATGGTCTTAGAAAAGGTCAAGAAGTTTATGTAAATGCCGAAGACTATACTTCTCTAGGTGATAACGATCAATTAGAATGTATTGACTTCAAAACCAGTAAATCTACAATCTGCCCAAAGGGACAACTTAACGTAAAGATCTAACCATCCACATATTAAAGAGCCGATAGTGATAATAAACTATCGGCTTTTTTTGTATATAATAATAAAATAAACCTAAGTGATGGCTAGAAAGAGAAACTACTTAAATAATAGAGATTTGCTGGAGGAGATTAGACTATCCAAAGAGCAAGATGAATTAACACCAAAGGCATTAGAATTCTTAATGCTATTAGCAGATAAATGTTCAAGAAAATTATCATATGCAAACCCAGATGACAGAAACGATTGTATAGCTTATGCTTATATGGATCTTTATCGTTATTGGAGAAACTTTAATCCAGAAAAAAGTACAAATGCATTTGCTTATTTTACTGAAATTGCAAAAAGAGGCTTTGCTAAAGGGTGGAATAAATTACATCCAAAGAAATATGCAGGAACTGTATCAATTAATGGAAGTGCGGACAGTGATGGCATTTACACTATCTAAGATACATGAGTATAAAGAAGGTAAAACCAACAGCAAAATCAGGATTTAAACAAGGATATTATAAACCTCATAATCCTAAAAAGTATATGGGACCTGGTCCTATAATATACCGTAGTAGCTGGGAAAGAAAGTTTTGCCATTGGTGTGATCATAATGAAGATGTTATACATTGGATCTCGGAACCTTTTTCTATAAAGTATTTTAATATCTTAGATAAAAAATTTCATAATTACTATCCAGATTTTTATGTTAAGATGGATAAAGGTGGTATAATTGAAGAATATGTTGTTGAAATAAAACCAAAAGCTCAATTACAAAAACCTAAACCACCTAAAAGAAAGACTGCAAAGGCTATGAAAAATTTTCAGTATGGATATGAAACTTATGTTAGAAACCTTTGTAAAACCGAAGCATTAAATAAAGCAGCCGAATTAAGAAACTTTAAAGTAATGCTTTTAACTGAAGACTCAAAATTATTCTAATGGCAATAATAGGATCATTTACTGAAGATTTGGATATTTACCTTACAGAAAATAGAGGTCGTACTGGAGCATCTAAAGCATCTGCAAACGATTTATATAAAGTAGGTGTAAAAGATACTGGCGTTTTAGAAAATGGAAAAATGTATTGCTTTGAATATTTTACACCTGACGAAACCTTTTATGATACTAACCCAATCGTTTTGGGACTAGGTAAAAGTATAGATAATCATCAGCTTGGAATAAATTTACATTACATTCCTTATGAAGCAAGAATACCATTTCTTACTGATGTAGTTAGATCATTTCAGAGTGTTATAGCCCAACAGCTAAAAGGTGCAACTGGAAATCCTAAATCGCAAGGTAGTCTTAAAGAATTTACTTATGATAATTTAAAGTCTTCGTTGGCAAGAAAATACAATCTTAAGTATGCAATAAGACAATACAGATTAGATAGAATTAGAAAACCTAAAGTATTAGGTTATGAAGATTGGTACATTGGTGCTGTTAATAACCAAAACAAATTTTTTGGAGGAAACATTAACGAGGCACAAGCATTATATTACAAGAATATATAAACAATAAAAGATAAAACAATATGGCAGGATTTACTGATAGGAGAGGACCATTAAGTACAGGTAATCCAGTAAGAAAAATATTAAAAGATCTTTCTAACTTAGGAATGGCCTATGATGATATGATCATCCGCAATTCCCGTGCAGTAGGTTTTACTGAAAATCAGATGGGTTATACATTTAATCCAATGGGATCTGATTCTGATGACATCTATGGTGCTTTTGCTGCCCTTTCATTAACTGATACATCTCTTAAGAAAAATATTTCTATCTTTGATAGTGATTATGAAAGAAAGAGAGATGAACTAAGAACATATGCAGTACAAGATGAAATTGAAGATATCCTTGATGTAATTACAGATGAGGCTATTGTATTTGATGAATCTAACTTTATGGCATATGCTCATTTTAATGGCCATATTGCAAATTCAATAGAGGATGAAATCGGTGATGTTTACAATAACATCTATAACTATTTTGGATTTAACGATTCTATCCAACCTTGGAATTATTTTAGGAAATGGTTGGTTGATGGATACCTTGCGTTTGAAATAGTTTATAATGATAAGCAAACAGAAATAATAGGATTTAAAGAATTAGATCCAATTTCGCTAATGCCAGGTATTGATACTGATACTGGAAAAAAGCAATGGGTTCAATACAAAGGTCAAGGTGCCAAAGAAAGAAAACTTTGGGATTCTCAAATTATTTACATATCTTATTCACAGGTAAATTCACCAATGAGAATATCATATGTTGAGAGACTTATCCGATCTTTTAACCTTTTAAGAATTATGGAGACTACCAGAATCATCTGGGCTGTTTCCAATGCTTCATTTAAAACTCAGTTTATTATCCCTGTTGGTGGTAAATCTAAAACTAGGGCAAAACAATCGTTGGCTCAGTTAATGAATTCTTATCGTGAAGTAGTAGACTTTAACTATGAAAGTGGTGAAATTCAAACTAACGGTAAACCAATGATGCCATTCAATAAAGAATATTGGTTACCATCTAAAGATGGAGAATCTCCAGAAATCAGTACCGTTGGTGGTGATGGTCCAGATTTAGGAGATACAGAATCTTTAAAATATTTTGCCGACCGATTAAAAATGGCATCCAAGATACCTTTCTCACGATTTGATAAAGAAGGTGGTAATACATATGATATGGATGCTAGTGGTATGCTAAGAGACGAAATAAAATTTGGAAAATTTGTAGCTCGTTTAAGATCACTATTCCAGGAAATTTTAATTAAGCCAGTATATCTTCAAATGTGTCTTAATCATCCAGAATTAAAAAATGATGTTTCTTTTAAGGCTGGTTTAGGACTTAAATTTGTTAAAGATAATGTGTTTGAGGAAATGAAAGAAATGGAATTACAAACAAAACGAGTTGATTTTATTGGTAATCTTAAAACACAGTTAAGTACAATGGATGCTGAAATGACAGAAATTCCATACTTTGATTTAGGATTCCTTGTTAAGAGATACGGTGGATTTACTCGAGAGGATCTAAAAGCTAACCAGAGGGCCAAAGAAAGGACAGAATTAGAAGACGCTGGATATAAAGAAGAGGATATAGAAAAAATCCTTTTAGGAGCCGATAAGGCCGATTTTGAACCAGAGAAGAAAGATGGTGCACCAGATGAAGATCCATTGGCTGGTCTTGGATAAAAAGTTTACAAAGATTGTAATATATAAATCAAATAACTAGTAGAAAATGTCAGGAAAGAAATTATTGATTCTTGAAAGAGCTAAATCAAACCTAGATATAACTACCGGCGAAGACGGTTCGGTTGTATTAGAAGGTGTCTTTACCGAGTTTGGTGTTCGTAACAAGAATAACAGGATATATGAGGAAAAAGAAGTAATGCCTCATATCAATGAATTACAAGAAAAGGTTAAAACCAATAAGCTTTTAGGTGAATTAGATCATCCTAAGGATTTTGATGTTAGTTTGGCTAATGTTTCTCATGTTGTTGAATCATTAAACTATGATCCAGCAAAAAAGCAAGTTATTGGAAAAATTAGACTATTAAATACATCTAAAGGTAAAGAAGCACAAGCTCTTATCAAGGATGGTATCCCTTTACATATTTCAAGTAGAGCTGCCGGTACGGTAGATGAAAATGGAAAGGTTAAAATTAAAAAATTCTTTACTTATGACTTGGTTGCAGATCCTGGCTTTGAGAATGCCGAGTTATCAAGAGTAAATGAATCTTTTGGTTTTGAAGATGATGGTACTTTAATAATCTATGAAATGGAAGAAACTGAAAACAACACAGATAATAAAAAAGATTTAACAATGGAAAATAACAATTTTGTAACTGTTGAAGATTTTCAAAAGTATACTGAATATGTATCCGGAGTTCTAAATAACGTTAAGGAATCTGCTAACTCTAATAATGATGAGGTGATTGAAAAGCTTATTAAGTATTCTGAGCATATTGCAGAAAAGGTAAATCAGGTTTCTGATTATGCTGAATACTTATCTGAAAATCTAGATAAGAGCATTTCTTATTCTGACTATCTCGCTGAAAATGTAAATTCAATTAAGGACTATGCTTCTTACTTGGCTGAAGAACTTGATGGAAGTATTCAATACGCCGAGCATGTAGCGGAGATGGCTGATAAAGGAATTCAATATTCTAACTATGTAGCTGAAAACCTTGAAAAAGGAATTGAATATTCTGAATATGTAGCCGAAAAGGTTGATCAAAATATTGCTTATTCTGAATACCTCGGTGAAGGATTAGAGAAGAGTATCAAGTATTCCGAATACATTGCAGAAAATGTAAATTCTGTAGAAGGCGAAACTCTTAATGAGTCTGCCGATGTTAAAGAAGGCAAGGATGCAGTATGCGAATCATGTGGAAAGGTACATGAAGGAGCCTGTGAATCTTATGAAGAAGAAAAAGACTACAAAGAATCAATCGAAGAAAAATTGGAAAGACTGATTGCTAAAGCTGAAACTAAGAATGTTTCTGAAATGCATTTTATGAACTTCTTAGGAGAGTCTAAAAAGAATCAATTCAATACTCTTCCTGCTGAGAAACAAGCAATGATTGTTGAATCAATGAATGCTCAACCAATTATGTCTACTGTGCAAGCAGAAAACGTTTGGGAATCTGCCTTTATTGAAAAGAGAAGAGAATTAAATATAATTGATGATATGCCTGAAAAGTTCAGAGCAAAATGGGATAACCTTTCTGAGGCTCGCCAGGCACAGATCATTGCGGAATCTAAATTCCATCAACTAGGTAACCAATACGGAATTAATAATTTCTGGGCAACAAGAGATATGAGAGATACTCAAATGTCAACAGAAGCTATTAATGAAAGTAAAACTGCTGCTGAGGCTGCAAAGAAATCAGAACCTTTGGTAAATGAATCTTTTGCTGCTAACCTTATCAGTAAAGTTAAGTTTAATCTAGGCAAATAAATAAAAAAATTCAATCTAATAGTTAAGAAGCAAAGAACTGTAGATAGATTATACAAAAAGTGCAAAAAATAAAAATACTAAAATGTACGCAAATCAATTAATCAACGAGGCCGAAGTTCAAAAGACTTGGGGCCCTATCATTGAGGAGGCTACCGGTATCACTGAAAAGTCTAAGTTATCTTGGATGTCTAAGTACTGCCACTACCATAACCTTAATGAAAGTGTATATAATACTGTACACTTAAATCCTAACATGAATGTTCAGGGTATGAATGCTGTTACTTTACCAGGAAACCCTGGAAGTATGGATGCATTCTCTGGACAAACTACTGGTTCAGGTGATAGACCATTTTCTTTGTTGCCACTTGCTATGCAAGTTGCTGCTCAGACTGTAGGTTTAGACTTAGTACCTGTTGTACCAATGCAAGGTCCTATGGGAGTTCTTACTTACTTAGACTTTGTATACGGTGGAGGTAGAGTTACTGACGCTGGCGGAATCGCTACTGACAGTGCTCCTTTATTAATCAAAGTAAAGGCTGATGTCGGTACTGGTGCATCTTGGACAGTTGATCAAGTAGTTTACGCTGCTTCTACTGCTACCAACAATGCTGCTTACGAATTAACTTACGTAGGTAAATCTAGAATTGACGGATACCAAATCTTCCGTGTAAGAGGTAATAACACTGCTACTGATCTTACTTTCCGTCAAGGTGAAGAAGGATACGAGCCAATTTATGCTGCTGTAGCAAATGGTGTTGCTTTCTATTCTGACGCTGCAACTACTACTGTTGCTGGTACTTGGGATGGAAACGCTGAATACGTTAAAGCTTTAGAAGATCACATTACTGGATTCTCTGGTAACGCTTTTGAAAAAAATAACGTTTCTGCTCCATTTACTAACATCGATGGTGTTAATCCTTACGAAAGAGGTGCAGGTGAAGCTACTCCTGATAACATCATGGGATTGAGCTTATTTAACAAGTCAGTTGCTGCTAAGACTTTCCAAGTTGCTGCTGCTGTTACTCGTGAGCAAGTTCAAGACCTTAAGCAATTTGGAATCGACGCAGTTGCTCAAGTAGAAGCTGTATTGGTTAACGAATTGACTCAGTCTATCAACAAATACATCTTGGATCGTATCTTCCGTAACGGTGCTACTAACTCTAAGAATGTAAGCACTGTTGAAGGATTATTGTTATCTGCTGCTTTCGGTGACGGTACAACTACTACCAATGCTGCTGGATTCAACTTAGGATTTGATAACACTGGTGCTAATGTTACTTTAGGTGCAGGTTCTGCTGTAACCAACGTAACTGGTGGAGGTGAAACTCAAGGTACAATCCAAAGAAGAATGTACACTAAGATTCTTGCTGCATCTAACTTGATCGCAACAAGAGGTCGTAGAGGTCCTGCTACTTTCGCAGTATGTTCTGGTGAACTTGCTACTGCATTCCAGGATATCGCAGGATTCGTTCCTTACCCATTGTCTAACACAATCAACCAAGCAGGTGGATCTCTTTTCCCAATTGGTGCTCTTGCTGGTGTAACTATTTATGTTGATCCTAACATGGCTTGGAATGACTACAGAGTTGCAGTTGGACGTAAAGGTGACGGAAACTCTCCAGGTTTGGTATTCATGCCTTACTTAATGGCTGAATCTGTTGAAACAATCGCTGAAGGAACTATGGCTCCTAAAATCGCGGTTAAATCACGTTTCGCTTTAGTAGATGCTGGATTCCACCCAGAAACAATGTATTACACTGTTGCATTCAAAACATTCGATGGCGTAAGCTTTATCTAATAGAATGTAAAGTAATAAATACTTTAAGAAAGGTTCGCCGAAAGGCGGACCTTTTTTGTTTAATAGTCTCAAATATATAAAACAATAGAAAAATAATATAGATCATGAAATTATTATCTTTTGAAGGATACAAAATGTTAAACGAATCATCTAAAGCATTTGAGGCTGATTTGGATAAAACACTAAACGAAAATATTGGAGCTGCGTTAGGTAGCCCTGTTAAATTTACCAAGATTAAAAATAATGCTAAGAAGTACCAACAAGCTTTAGTACAGGTTGCAATTAATAATCTTGACTATGAAAAGAAAAAGGCTGCTGGTAATGTAGATAAAACTAAAGCTGATGTTCTTAAAGCTGCGAATGCTCAAAAGAATCAGGCATTAAAAGATCAGGCTTCTGCTATATCTGATAGAATGGATCAATTAGCCACAACGGCCGGTCTTAAAAAAGTTGCCTCTATTGCTAAGAATAAATCAAAAATGGCTGCTGCCGAAACTGCACTTAAGACTGCTGATGGTGAAGAAGCAAAGGCACTTAAGTTAAAGATTAAAGGTCTTAACCAAAAGGTTGCTGCCGATCAACAAGAACTTAAAGATTATGAAAAGGCTGATGATAAGAAAGAAGGACCAGAAGGAACAGATAATCAAAACCTTGATAATGTAAATACTACTGACGGTGGTAAAGAAAAAGGTGGTAAAGAAGAAGTTGATCAGGCTAAAATAGATGCTGCTCAAAAAGAAGTAGATCAAGCTAAGGCTGAATTGGATATTATAATCGGTAATGATAATGCGAAGGAAGAAGATAAAATTGATTTTCAAATCGCATGGGCCAAAGCAGTGATGAAAAGAAATAAACTTGAAGGTAAGGATACTACAAAAGACTCCAAGGCAATAGGTGACTTGATGCAAAGGAAACAAGAATTAGCTGCAAAAGGAAAGGGCGGTGACGGTCAACCTGAAGGAGGAAAGAAACCCGGTGGAACACCTCCACCTCCACCCCCAACCCCTGGTAAAAAGAAACCCGGTGGAACACCTCCACCTCCACCCCCAACTCCTGGTAAAAAGAAACCCGGTGGAACACCTCCACCTCCACCCCCACCTCCTGGTAAAAAGAAAGAAGATGAGGAAGAAGGCAAACCTAAGAAAAAGAAAGCCGGTAACGAATCTTATGTAAACGAATCAGTTTCTGCTAAGTTCAGAAGACTGATGGAAAATAAATCTTAATGTACAAAGTTCGTAAAATAAACTTTGGATGGTATAGAAGGCGGCATGGTATTCTTTTGGAGAATCTGCCGCCTTCAAAGCAACGATTCATGGTAGAGAATGATTATCTGAAATGGTTAGAACCAGATCCACAGGTATATGAAATCATATTTAAAGTGGAGGATATGAATGACCATGAAAAGAATCCTAACCGCATTCTTTGGAATCCTTTTAGAGAAACGTTTACTAGCATAAAAGAATTAGAAAAAGATTCCGATTTAGTAGATTGGAATTGTGGAATCTGTAAAGCTGATATTAAATCAAGAATGGATTCTAAGAAAGTAGAAAACTTTGTTTGTAAGAAATGCTCAGAGGCTCATAACTCACGGAATAAAAGGGTTGATCAAAGGATAATAGATTCGTCCATTAAATTTACTAAACACTGTAAATCTCTTCTAAAAGGTGAACAGAGGGAGTTCCTCACCTATGTACGCAGATCATCTAAGGGCTAATGCCTCGTCTATAGTTATCTTTTTAAATGCGTTAAGTTTGCTCGTAGGGCATGCATTAAATATTTGGATATCTTTACCTTTTAGTAACTCTTTAATAACATTAAATCCTGGTAAGAATTGATCTTTATAAATATTCTCACCAGTTGCATTTACTGGGTACCCATCATGGAAGTGGCTATTTTTTCCATTATTACCCATATCATATCCTAAAAGAACAATTCTTTTTGCACCTAAATGGATTGCTAAATTAATTGCTGCATAGCCGCTATTATTACCATGTGCTAAAGTATCTCTCGCAGTTTCTAAACCAAATTTTTGACCCTTTCTAAGAATATGAATTGTCTTATCTTCATAAGGCATTGCTCTAACGGTAAATTTTAAGCCTTTAAAATTATGAATCTTTTCTTTAAGCCATGCATATATTCTACCATCTGTCCAATACATAGCATTAGCATGCGGCCAAAACTCTATAGCTTTATTTATTGCAATAGTCTTTTTACCTTTTAATCTATTCCACTCAAATCCTTTTAATGATGGCCCTCCACCTATTAAGTAAACCGTTTCACCTTGCCAAATAGGCTCAATTGGCTTAAATGTCTTTGGGGTAATATAAGGTTCCTTTCTTTTTATCTCTGCTTTTGCCACTTGTGTTGATACCGTAACTTTTTTAACTACTTTATTTCTTTGAACACCTTTAACTATTCTGCTAGGATTATTTGCAGAATCGTCTTTAGGTAAAAGTATATCAACCCTCTTTCTAAGTTTTCTTATGCGGCGCATAGGTCAGTTTTTTTATTTATTCCTTTTGAAACCATATCCAATTTTTACATATAAAAATAAATCTATTTTATGAAGAATGTACAAAACATACTCTTAACAGAAAAGTATCGGCCTCAATCTTTAGATGATCTTATTACCCCTAAACGAGTTGGTGATAAATTGGCAAAGGGAGTTTATCAGCATTTACTTTTACACGGTAGCCCTGGTACTGGTAAGACATCTGCTGCAAAGGCAATGGTTAAACATTTTAAACATCCTTATCTTTACATTAATGCATCAACCGACACATCAGTAGATATTGTAAGAAATCGCATTACTGATTTTTGTGCAAATCGTTCTATCATGGATGAACCTGGTAAACTGAAGGTTATTATTCTTGATGAGATTGATGGTGTATCTGATCAATTCTTTAAAGCTCTTCGCGCTACGATGGATCAATTTAATGTTAATGCAAGATTTATTGCAACATGTAATTACATTAATAAAGTACCGGACCCAATTCAGTCCAGATTTGAAATGATTGATTTTGATTTTTCAAAAGAAGAAGAGACTGAAATTATGAAAGGTTACATAATGAGAGTTTTACAAATCTGCAAAGAAGAGGGGTTAGGAATTGATAAACATGCTGCGGTTGAATTAGTAAAAAGAAAATTTCCAGATCTTCGTAATATGCTTAATACAATCCAAGGATTTAAATCTCAAGGATTGGAAACTGTTAATGTAGAAGATATTAAGAAGTTTAGTTCAGTCTATAAAGATATCTATGACCTTGTTATTGATGGAACTGATCCTGTAAAAAATTATCAATATATGTTATCAAATTATGCAAATAGAACTGATGATGTACTTTCTTCTCTAGGTGCAGAATTTATAGATTTTATAAAACAGGATAGGCAATCATATACTCAATTCATACCACAGATAATTGTAACGGTTGCAAAATATCAATCACAAAGGCAACAGGTAATTGATCCTGCAGTATCAATGCTTGCTTGTATCTATGAACTGCAATCAATAGTAAATGAAGCATGACACCAGAATTTTTAGATCAACTAATCAAACTCTATCCTAATAATTATGAATTAGGAAATGCAGTTAGAGCATTTTGGCATATGAAAAGAGACAAGCCTAATTTAAGCCTTGTTGAGTTAGAAAATGAATTTCTCCGTAACTTTCAGAATGGCATCTAACTTGTTATAATTAAATTAAATACTAATAATATGAAGAAAACCGGCAGACATACATTTGTCATCGACGGAAACTACTTTTTGTTTAGGACTCTATATGTTATACCTAGCCGTTCAAAAAAGAAAGGTTTATTAGGTACTGATGAAGAGGTCCAATCATTTGTCAAAAAATTGGCAACCGATTTTGCTTATCAGATCCGATTATTTGAAGGACTTATAGATCGTGTTGTTTGGACAGTAGATTCTAGGTCATGGCGTAAAGACTTTTACCCAGAAGCTGATTATAAGGGTAACCGTAAGCAGGACAGTAATATTAACTGGGATAATTTCTCTAAAGCTACATCTGATTTTATTTCCATTCTATCTAAGCAAGGTGTTATCATTTCTAAAATTGATGGTGCTGAAGGTGATGATCTTATGTATGCGTGGAATACAGAATCACTCGCAAATGACAAATCAGTAATCATGTTTACTGGTGATAGGGATCTTGTTCAATTAGTAGATAAGAGTAAAAACAATAATACCCATACTATTCTATTTTCACCAGCACATAAGAAGCTGTACACTTACCAAGGATTTTCTGAATGGTTAGATACTGAGGATGTTTCAGAAACTTCTGATGATGTATTTGATGTTCTTAAGGTTTCTGTTTCTCCAGAAAACCAAGCCAAGAAATTACTTAAAGACTTGGTTAAAAAGAAAAAGGCATCTATTATTGAAATAGACCCAGAAGACTTCCGTTTCCGTAAAGTTCTTACTGGTGATGCTGGCGATAATGTTCCTCCTGCATATTACTATACTTCAAAAAATCGTAGATACGGTATCAGTGAGAAAAAGGCAACTGCTATCATTGCAGAGTTTAAAGAAAAACATGGCCATCTTTCTCATATGTATCTTTATAATGAAGAGTATGTAACTGATTTAGCCAATATGGTTATTCGGGTTATGAATGCAAAACATATGAGCCGAGAGCAAATTATTGCAAATATTAAATCTAATGTTAATCTTATGGTTCTTGCTGCTGAATCAATCCCAGAAGGTATTTTGGATGAAATGTTTAAATATGTTGAATCTAAAATGAATCAGAAAGGACTACAATTAAAGACTATCTCTACTATGAAATCCTTATTGGAAGGAACTGAATATGCAAAAGAAGTTGACAGTTCCTTTAAGGCATCGTTCTTTAAAGATGACGATGATGATGAGGGTGATCTTTCTTTTATTAAGGACACTAAAAAACAAGATAAGATTTTTTAAACATATTGCAATTACTTCATATAAATATAAAATAGGAGATGAAATTATTTGACTATATAAAAGTTCTTTTCGGAAAGGATGAACAGTGGGATAAAGTAACAAACTATGATAAGTCTAAAAACTCTTTTATGACTAATCGGTTTATGAGTATTAAGTTTCCTATTCAAGCAAACTTATTTAATTCTCTTAAAACAGATCCGGCCGGTCAAGCCGAGGCATGGAGATTGGTCGCATCAAAGTTTAATAGGGTTCCTGGATTTATTTACACAAAGGTAAAAAAGTCACCAAAAGAAAAAGCAAAGGAATGGTCACCTAATCCTAAAGCTTTAGAACAATATATGAAGTTCAATGAAATTGGTGAACGTGAATATAAAGAAGCACTAAAATATGACCCATTACAAGTTCGTTCTGCGATAGATATATTAGAAAAACAGATGGGTAATGATGCTAATTGATAACACCTTTGAACTAGGAATTCCAACACATATAAAATTTACTCTTTTTAAGTATGATTACTTTGATAGTATAATTATTAGTAGAGTAAAAAAAGAGTGTAAGAATTTAAACTTATCAAAAGATGGTAATGAATATACTGTTAAAGTATCTTCTTTTCTTAATGCTATAAAAACAAGTAAGCGTTTACGTACCGAAATAGAAAAAGCTGAAAATTCTGGTTTTTTACCTAATCCTGCACTTAAGCCTAATTCTGTTTACTTTATTGTTTCTATTTTAAGTAGATTAGAAAATTTAGAATTTCTAACTTTTAGTGTAAATGATGATAAAAAATACACAAGATTAGTTAAAGGCGAATCTGGGCATGTCTTAAGTTTTTATTTCAGTATTCTTGAAGGCATTTTTGATTTAACACAGCTCTTGGATAGAAAAGAATTAGATATTTTTAATAAGACACTTATTGAATATAGGATCATGGATAACAAGTATCTTGATAGAAAGCCTTATTTCTATATGAAAGCTAGTGCTTTATTAGATATCTTAACTTCAATGGAAATTGATGGCAAACTAGATGCATATGGGATTATTGATCAAATAGATCCTAAATTAGAGGAAGACGATCCTATCTTAGTTGTCAAAACAGATTACACCCCATATTAAGTAGAATATATAAATCATGATAAGAAGGGATTCATACACATTTACAGGAAATGAAAATTTACCATCTGAATCTTGGATTCCGTATTTTTCGCAATCCACTGTTGGTAATTCATATACAATTTTATGGAATGATACTGATGATGAATTAATGATGTCCAATACTGAATATGAGTTTTCAACATATCAGCCTTTCTTTAATGAATTATTTAATGGAGCTAATGTTTTATCTATAGGTTATGGTATAGGTTTTATTAATGATGAAATTACAAGAAATAAAGCTACTATGACTGTCATAGAACTTCATCCAGAAGTTGTTGCATTGGAAACTAGAAATATTGAAAATATTACAATGATATATGCAGATGCATATAACTGTGATTATCAAAAACTATTTCCAACTGAAAAATTTGACATTATCTTATTTGACCCATCAGGGTATGATAATCCTAATAAAAACTTTCCAAGAAACCCTCTAAACGAAATCTTAACACCTGACGGTATAATGATGAGATGGAGCCATGCAGGATGTCACTTAATTTAACCTGTTAATTTCTAAGAATATATAAACAAATAATGTTTGTATATGAAATCATTTCTTAGAAGATGTTGTGATTCAAAGCGAGAATGTGTTACTTACCTTGTTGTTTTTCTATGGGTATCAGTAGGTGTATTAGCTACTTATTTTGACACCGATTTTACTCAATTAGCCGGATACTTTATTTCTCTTACTGGATTCGTTGCTTCTTATATCTTTGGTGAAAGTATGAGACCTAGCGAAGATACTTCAATTTTTCTAAAAGGAAAAAATAGTAAAAGAGAAGTCTTAATGTATATAACAATTGCTTTATGGGCAATCGTAGGTATATGGGTCATTGTAAAGAACGCGGATTTAATAGGAGCCAGCGCTTACTTTGCTGCACTAACACCATTCGTAGGATCTTACATTATTGGAGAAACATTTAAAAAAGAAAATTCTTAAATGGCAGTTAACGGAACAACCACAGACGCAAACGGTGATGCTATACTTATAAGCCTACAAGAACCCTATAAAAATGTTGTTGAGGTTGTAGGATACTCTGATGTTACTAAAGGGGAAAACACTGGAGTTTATTTTAATAAACAGTTTAGGTGGGGAACCGATGGTGTCACTTATTCTGATTACGTGGCACTTACAAATGCGAATCTAGAGGCCTTACTATTAGATCCAAATAAACCATTTTGGATTCAGTATAGGTATGAACAGGTGGGCGATGGCACATTGGAATTTGAATCTATTGCTCTAGAATTAGTAACAGATGGTGGAATTATCTGTAAAGTTCCGCAAGTTCAGTGTGGAGCTGAAGGCTGTGTTGGCGTTCCTAACCTAGTAGTAGATTGCTGTGGAGGATCTTGGAATCCTTATGATTTAAGTAGAGCTTCGTCGATGTATAATCAACTATCAGCAGTAGCATCTAACTTATTTGGGTTCTGTGTTGACTATTTTAAGACAAAAGCTGACCAAAGAAGTCGAGATGTTATACTTAAAGAATATTCTTTATTTGATGTTATATCAGAAGCCGAAGTAAAAATACTTATTCCTGATAACGAATTACCTACAAGAGAAATCCAGTTTAATCCAATGATGATGGATTTTCCTGTGCAGTTTGAAGTTCATATTGTTAAGTCTGCATTTGAACAAGTGTTCGGTGTTGGTGCAAAACCAGAAATGAGAGACTATCTATACTTTAAACAGTATATGAATAGAATGTACGAAATTGATGCTGTTGCGGAAGCAGATGATTTTCTTTACTCAGGATCTTATTGGAGAGTAAGTCTTGTTCCGTACCAACAAAGAACTGCAGTTGGGTTTGATAATACCCTAGAAGGTAAAAATGCAGAAATTGATACTAAGGCTCTTGTATCTGATCTTAATAAATTTAAACAAGAAAGAGAAGATGAATTTGCAGATGTAAGAAAACCTAATCAGTATAATACTATAGGTACATTAGCAAATGATTATGTTAGAAGAATCTTAGATAAGAAGCTTATTATTAAAGAAGAAAATGTTTATAATGAATGGACTATCATTTCAAAGTATCATTATAAGTTAGGTTCTATGGCAAGAGGAACTGAAGCCATAGAATATAGATATAATCAAGGGTGGGCTCAAACTGATGATAGGGCATTTACATTTTGGTTAAATCCACAATACACAACACCTGTTGGAAAAAATATACTTATCTTATCAATTGTAGATAAAGGTGGTAAAGTACAGTTTAATACAGGCGGGTTACCTACATTTGGTCAGGCTTTAAATATTGGAGACTGGGTATCTGTGAGTGGTACTAATTCATATAATGGCATTCATAAAATAATTGAAATCAACGGTGATTCTATTGTACTAGATGAATCCTTTATAGATGATGCTACTTCAGGGACCCCTAAATTTAATAAAGAAGCTAGTAATAATTTCATGGTATATGAAAATGAATTATTACCTCCTACTAATTTTGTTTCTATGACTTATACTAGTAATTGGTTCATTATGAAAATTAATGAAACTTATTATAAGTGGAAGCTATCTCAACCTCTTCTTAAAGATGAATGGTATGCATTAGTTATAAACTTAAATGCAACTGCAAGACAGCTAAGTCTATTTGTCTATAATACACCAGCTCAAACCGGCGCGATTAATCCAGAGTTTACTGCAACATTAACTAAGATATTTAATGAGACTAAAGTATATGACTTGGTTAATGTTCCTAATGATCAATCTTGGAAACTATTGGGTTGCCAAACAGATTTAACAAATATTAGAATTTGGAAAAAGCCAATAGAAGAAGAGCTGCATAGCTTAATCTTAAGTCAATATGTTGTTAAGGATACACATTTAACTCTCCTTTTAGACAATGCTTCTCCTGAACTGTTACTACCAACAGTTTCTGATGCCCGATAACTCGGAATATATAATACAAATTTAGTATTAATGGAAGATAACTCAAAAGATAAGTTTAGAGATAGTTTGGGTGATTTACTTAGCGATTTACCAGATGAAGTACCTGGACTAAGTGAAACACCAGAATTACCTAAGGTTAGAGCAGAAGGTACACAAGCCGTTGCGATGACTAAAGCCAAAGGAAAGGCTAAAAAGGTAATGAGTAGTTTACTTAAGTTTTATTTAAGTGAAGAGATCATAGCAGAGCATGAATACATTCAAGCTAAAGCTCAGCTTGATGAATATGCATTAGGAATGTTAATAAGACAGATGGAGAATAGTGAAATTGCTATTTCTACTCTTATGGATACTATTAATGAAGGCGATGTATCCCCTAGAATGTTTGAAGTACTTAGTGACTTACAGAGAACTCTCCTAGATATAATTAAATCACAGACAATGTACATGGTAGCTATAGAAGAAAATGCCAAAAAGACATCACGTGATATTGATGTTTATCACGGAAGCCCTGAAGGAGATAGTAGACAAAAATCACAAGGGCTTAAGTCAAGAGGTACAAAAGATTTAATGAGAGCTTTACAAGAAACTATTAACGAAGAAGATATACAAGATGTCGATAGCGATGAAGATGAAGAATAATTATATTCTTGTAGAAGAAATTCCACAAGAAGCTGTAACATCAGGTGGTATTATTATCCCTGAGGAAAAATATAACCGTAAAGCAAAGGTACTATGTTCAGATAATGATCAGGTCAAAGAAGGTGATACGGTAATAAAAACAATAGGCAAAGGTACTGAATATACATTAAATGGTAAGAAAGTAGAAATCTTACACTTAAATCATATCCTTGCCGTTATAGAAGAAAATGGCACAGAGACCACAAGCACCTAGTGCAGGATTTGACTTTAATATAAGTAAAGCTCAACAAGCCTTTTCATGGACTAGTGAAGCAGTAGAGCAATTAATGCTTGCTATTGAAGAAGGGTATAAACCTGCATCAACACCATTCTACGAAGGTAATCCTAACCTAAGAAAAGGAAACATTGTATTTAATTATACTCCTCATGAATTAAAGGAGATTAAGAAGTGTGCAACTGACATTGTATATTTTGCAAATACATACTGTACTGTTATGACAGATCATGGTCTACAGACTATTGAGCTTAGAGCATATCAAGAAGACATGCTAAGACAGTTTCAGGCAGAGAGATTTAATGTATGTTTAGCAAGTAGACAGGTTGGAAAAACAATATGCTCTTCAATTTTTATTGCATGGTATTCATTATTTAACTTTGATAAAAATTCATTAGTACTTTCAAATAAGGGTGCAACTACCAGAGAGATTATTGATAAGGGTAAAACTATCCTTGAACATTTACCTTTCTTTTTGAAGCCAGGTGTTTTAAAATGGGATGTATTTAATTCTAAGTTTGATAATGGTTGCCGTATCATTGGTCAAACTACAACTAAAAAGGCTGCGATTGGTTTTACCATTCATTTACTATTCATGGATGAGTTTGCTCACATTCCCCAAAACTTTGTAGAAACATTTTATGAAAACGTGTATCCAACGGTATCCGCTTCTTCAAACTCAAAGGTTATTATTACAAGTACACCTAATGGGTTTAATAAGTTTTATGATATTTACTCCGCCGCTGAATCTGGGTTAAGTGAATATACTCCATTTCGAGTAGATTGGTGGGATGTGCCAGGTAGAGATGAAAAGTGGATGCGCCAAGAGGTTGCAAACTTAGGAAGTGAAGAAGCATTTAATAGACAATATGGTAATCAGTTTATTGCAAGCTCGTCTCTTTTATTAGGAGCAGATAGTCTTAAGAAACTAACAACAAACCAAGTAGAGTTTGTACATAGAGAAATGCCTGAATTTGATGAAGAGTCCGTAAAGTATGATGGATTAGTTTGGGATCCTTCTTTTGATTTAGAAGAATGCCAAGAAGATTCAAATTACTGGGTATTTTCAGTTGATATTGCAGAGGGTACAGGTGGAGATTATTCTATTGTTAATATTTTCAAAATTGAAATAATGGACGAGAAGGATTGGAAAAAGGTTGCATCGCCTGGTAGCTTTGTTGACTTCTATCGCATAAGACAAGTAGGTAGATTCAGAAGTAACGAACATACTATTGAAGAATTTGCAAAATCTGTTTACCTCTTAGCTTATGATGTCTTTTATTCAGAAAATGTAAAAATGATTATTGAATGGAATATGTTTGGTGGAGAACTAATAAAAAGGTTAGAAACGGTTTTCCCTCAAAGAAATGATTTTGATGAAGAAGCTGTAGTTAAATTTAAACATAGAATAGATGCTCGTACTAAGCAATTCGGTCTAAAGGTTAAAAAAGATAACAAGCCTATCTTTTGTCAAAACTTTAAAAAATACATAACACAAAATAAAATAATCATAAAAGATAAACAAACGGTCTATGAAGCATCTACTTTTGGTAAGATGCCTAACGGTTCTTATGCCGGTCAATTAGGTCACGATGATCTTATTATGACATGTATAAATAGTTCTGAATTCTTCTTTACATTAGACTTTTCAGATTTTGCAGAAGAGATCCATGATGTAATAGAGCAGTCAGTTCAAGATAAAATTGATGCTATACTTGAACAAGATGCGAAGGGTGGAAATCTTAACTATGATATCTACGACCTGGTATAAAAAGTTATGTGTTAGTGGATATATAAAAAAAGCAAATAAAAAAAATAATATAAGATGGCACTAGATCCGAAAATCGCTTCGATTAAAGCTGCAGGTACTTACAGATTTGAGTTTGATAAGTCTCAAGTTGTTAGTATTCCTGCTAATCAGACAAGGTTAATTGTCGGTTTCTCTAAAACTGGACCGTTTAACACCCCAGTTTTTGTACCAGATACTGCGTTCTTTAAGCAAGTATACGGCGACATTGATAGAAACTTAGAGAGAAAAGATTCTTATTTCCACAGAAGCTGTTTAGCAGCATTGGAAAGAGGACCTATCTTGGCTCTTAATCTTCTTAATTTAGACTCAAACGATAAAGTTGAGTACATTAAGTTTGGTACTTCATCTACACCGGAAGTACAAAACAATTCAGGTGCAATGGGAGAATATCAAAAATTCTATAACAGAGATAAATTCTTCTATCCAGATTCTGACGCATTCCTAGATAACGTTGGAGCAAACAGACAGGTATTAAGTTCTACTACTACCAATGATCTTTTAGATATGGTAAACTTAGGACAGAATCCAATTTCTGTTATTGTAAGAAAAGCATCTGCTGCAAACTCTGCAGGTTTTAATGTAACTGTTGAAGAATGGTACGGAGCTGCAAATGTTCCAGGATTCTTAGATAAAGATAGTTTGGTATCAGACTTCTTAGTTGATATCTTTGTAATTGCAGGAAACTTCGGTGGAGACTTTAGTTCTGCAACACCTTATGAAAGATTTGATTCTGATCCAATCTTCCAAACTTACTTTGATAAAACACAAGGATTGAAAAGAAGATTATTTGATTCTGATGCAACTGATACTAAGATTGCTGAATTCTTTAATGAAAGTGAAGTTAATGTTATTGCAACCTATACTGCATCATTAATTCCTGATTTTGTGGATTTACTTGGAAATAACCTTTTCGTAGAAAAAGTTGTTAATGCAAACACTGCATCTACCGGATTATTTATAACTGTTAATGAGGACCTCTTTAGTGGAGACTTTTTAATTGACGGTGTTGCTGGTGGTATTGATCTGATTGGACATAACCTTGAATATACTCAAGCTACTTCAATCCAGGATGATGTTAATTTCTTATCATACAGTGGAGCTATTGTTTCTGATTTAAGTTATAACAGGGCTGCAACTGTACCTAATGTTATTACACAATCTACTGGGACTCTAATTTCTGCAACAACTGTTACTAGTGGAGATATTCAAATCCAAGTACAAGGAACTGCAGGTGATTCATTTTTTGATTCATTTGCTAATATGACTGCAAACAGCTCAACTGTTGTAGGTACCTATATCTTTGATTCTGTTATTTCAAAATATGTTCCTGTTATATCTCACCAAGTTGTTGGAAATACAGTTACATTATTGTTATCATCTGTTGGTGGAGTTACTGATACTGACTTCCCTACTTCTGGTGCAACATATACCTATATTAATGAAAGTGACTTTGGATTCGTTGCTGATGAACTTCCACTAGCTAATCCAACTGCAGGTATCATCGGTTCTTATGGATCTATGTTATATAGCCAATTTGCTAACGGTACACTTACTGATGGTGATGAAGCAGTATACTTAGATGGTGGAACTCAATATACTTCATACTTAGTATTTAATGCTATTGATTATGGGTTTATTCACGTAGGAACTCCAACAACTGCTGTTGATACTGTTGCAATATCTGACCCGGCATATAGCTTACCTTCTGTTCAGGTTCTTGCTTACCAGGAAGATGCATTTAATAACTTAACGCCTCATGCTGAATTTACTTTAGATGGTGCAGGTGTTTTCTTAAATTCTGATGCTGTTGCATACGGTGCAAATGTTTTTGGAATTCAAACGCTGAAAGGTGCAAATAACCTTTCAATTGATATCTTGGCTGATTCGTTAACCGAAACTGCTCTTAGACCTAATCAAATATTAATTGATGCTGCTAATCCTGATGCTGCTGATGTAGTTGTAGGAAATTACTTAGTACACTTTGAAGGTTCTGTTAATGTTCCTCACTCAAGGTTAACAAGAATTAATGTTGTACAAGGAGGATTAACTAATTCTGAATACAGCACAATTCCTGCAGGAAAAACTGCATTATTAGTAACTTGCCAAAGTGAAATTTCAACTTCTACTGCAGGTGGAGTTAAAAAGGTAGAATTGTACTATCCAATTGATGCATGGGTTGATTACTTAAATGTATTCACTTTAGATGGATTTAAATTAGATAACACTAAACATGTTCCTGATGGATCAAACCAAAGACAAAATGCTATATTAAATGGTACTCTTAACGGAACTAATCTATTTAAAGCATTAACTGATAGAGATGTTATTAACTTCCGTTATGTCGTTGATACTTTTGGAAACGGTATTGAAAGTGGATCTAAAGCAATCTATACAAACCTCTGTTCTACTAGAAAGAATGCATTTGCTATTCTGAATGCACCTTCTGCTAAGGACTTTAAGGCTAATACTGATCCTACATTCTTGGATGCTACTGGAACTCTTTCATCTAGATTTATTTCTACTGGTGGAGATCTTAGTAAAAATCCAACTGTAAGATATTCATTACCATCTCAAACACAAGGTGCGAGTTGGGGAGCATTCTATTATCCTTACATTACCGTAAGAGATCTTGGGAAGAATATCAATGTACCACCCGCTGCATATATTTCTAATAACTTTATTGCAAAATATGAAAATGCTTTACCATGGTCATTAGTTGCAGGTGTTCGTAGAGGTGTTGTTGGTGGAACTGGTGTTGTCGGCTTAGAATTAAATCTTGGAAAAGAGGACAGAGAATACTTGGAGCCATTTGGATTGAATCCGATTGTATTCCAAAGTGGAACTGGTCCAACAATCTTTGCTAACAAAACTGCACAGCAGACTACAAAATCTGCATTAAGTTCAATTAACGTTAGAGAGGTTGTAATTTACATCCAAGATGGTATTGATGCAATTCTTAAAAACTACTTGTTTGAATTTAATACAGCTCAAACAAGATTGGAAATTAAAACACTTGCTGATAACTTCTTATCAACTGTTCAGAATGATGACGGTGTTTATGACTTCAGAAATATTATGGATGAAACCAATAATACACCAGAAGTTATTGATCAAAATGTTGGTATCTTAGATACTTATATTGAGCCGGTAAGAGGAATGGAAATACTCGTCCAAAGAACTACAATTCTTAAGACAGGTGCAATAAGCTCAGGTAACTTCCAATAAGAAAAGAAAGATGAATATATAAAAAAATAAGATAAGTTATGCCATTACCACATTATACACAATCAAGGGCTAGCAGTCAGAGATATGAACCTATCCAACCTAATTTATTTGAGGTGACTGTGTTTACGCCACTAGGTGATGATACTGGATTAATCTTGGAACAGGTTAAAACAATCGGAGGATTAAATAACCTTAACCCTTCTGTAGATGCAATAGGTCAGAAATATAAATTTGCTGATCGTTCGTTTGCAAGTATGCCAGGACAGACATTCATGGATCTCACTGTTAACTTCAGTTTGAACTTAAACGAAGCAAACGAAAACTACATTTACAATACCTTCCGTAACTGGTATAAATTAGTTTACGATCCATTGACTGGCGAAATGGGATTGAAGAAGGACTATGTTGGAAGTATGATTATTGTACAGTACAACAGAGCAGGTGATATTTTTAGAAAGATTACTTGTAAAGATGTATTCCCAACAGGACAACCTGATTTTGTAGATGAATTGAGTTATGAAACTCCAGATGCTGTTGATTTAACAATGACTTATCGTTGTGATCATTGGGTTGAGGAGAACGTTGGTGCTGGAACCTAATTCAAATTAAACTTATATAAAACTGGCCTTAGGGCCAGTTTTTTTGTCATTACTCTAATATATAATATAGAATACATAATCTAAAATCATGAAGATATTTAAAGTAAAAAATCAAACAGATGGGAAAGTTTATGTAGGTTATTCAGTTAATGACAATCCTAATAACTTAGGGTCTGGAAAATACATTAAGAGGGCGGTGAAGGATTTTGGTACAAAGTCTTTTACTAAAACCATTCTTGAAGAATTTGAAACAGACGAGTCATTAGGTCATATTATGGATAGGGTAGAGTTTTGGATTAAAAAATACAAAGCTGACAATCCTAAATATGGTTACAACGAAAGCGTACAGGAAATGATTCCACAAAAGAAAAGACTTACAAAAAAATTACAAGTTCTTTTAACTCCTGAAGATGAAGATAACCTTAATACTATCATCATTCAAAAATCAATGGAAACAAAAACAAAACCGATGCCAGTTTCTAGGTATGTTAGACAACTTATTGTTGAGCATATAGTAGAGGAGACATCACCAGAAAAACAATTAACAAAAAATTAAATAAATTATGAGTAGTCACGAAGACAACATTAAAAAAGAGTTTGAAGCAGCTGAAGGTATACAAGATACTGAAGCCACTGTTAAGACTAATGAGGATGGTGTAATTACTGAACTGGGTAAGGTTGATACCACCAGGGGTAGTGGAATTACATCACCAGACGATCCTGAAATACAGAGAATTCAAGCTTTAGCAGGTTATGTAAAATTAGATTTAGGTAACTTCCCATCAAAAGGTAAATTCTATAGAGAAGATTTTGAAATTCATATTAGAGCCGCAAGAGTTGGTGAAATTAGAGAATTTTCTACATTGGATGAAGATAACATTTTAGATGTAGATGAAAAGTTAAATTCTATTCTTGTTAACTGTACTAAGATAATGTATGGTACACAAAGAGGTTCATATAGAGATGTTTTAGAAGAAGATAGAATCTTTTTAATTTTGGCAATCCGCGAATTAACATTTAAGAGCGGTGAAAATAAACTTATGATGCCAGTAGGTAAAAAGGCATGCCCAACTGGAGCATGTAAATCTCAGGATTCCGTAGAGCTTAAAACTACTAATCTTCAATTCCAAGAAGGGGACGAGTTACTAGAAAAGTATTACGATTATCAGAATAAGTGTTTTACTATTCCAACAAAAAAACATGGAGAGCTTACATTAGCACCGCCTACAATTGGTGTTATGCGAGCAATTACAACATGGATTAGAAAACGTGAAGAAGAAGGTAAATCTTGGGATAGGTCATCACTTACCATACTACCTTATATACAAAGAGAGTGGAGAGGTTTCAATGATAAAGAAATCTTTTCTGCAATAACAAATTTCCAAGGCTGGGATGCTAATAAATTTTCAATCATTTACAGACTTGTGGAAAAAGCGAAAATTGGAGTTAAACCTGAGTTTATCTATCCATGTGAATCTTGTGGTGCGGAGGTCACAGTTCCGCTTTCCTTTCCCGGCGGTGTCAAGGCTCTCTTTATTATTCAAGATATCACTTCTGAACTTCTTTAAGGTTAGAGTCTTATTATTGGAAAAGTTGCATCTCCAGCCATCTGAGCTGGATTTGCTTCCTTTCTATGAATATGAGTACACTCTTGAAATGTTTAATGACATAATGAAAGAGCGTAACGATGATGAGCGCAAGCAACAGACGTCGTATGGGGATAAATATGATATGGGAGGTATGAAAAAACAGATGAAAAATATGTCATCATATAAAACTCCATCAATGCCGAAAATAAGCATGCCTAAGTTCTAATAAATATAGTATGGCAGCAGTAACCTTAAAAGACTTGATGAGCCCTCTATCTAAGATAGAGGCTTATTCAAAAGAAACCAGCGAAAGCGTTAAAAGAATTGAAGATTTTATCGTTAAGGGTATGGGTTCAACGGGTAGTGCTGATGCCACATCTGCTGCTATACTTTCGGTCTCACAACAACAGTTATCAGTATTACAAAATATTAGATCACTAATAGGCCAACATCTTGGTGTGGCAATAATGCATGAAGAAGGTGCTAGATCATTTGCAGGTGATAGTATAAGACAAGCAATAAGAGATAGAATTTTAGGTAATAGAGATTCTAAAAACTTAGAAATACTTGCAAAAAACGCTAATAATAAAAGCACAGGTAGCGATAAGACTACTAATAAGAAGAGTAGTGGAAAGATTGATGGCAAAGCCGCTTCAGCATTAAAGGATTTAGGATACGGCGCTTTACTTACAGGTAAGGCGATGTTAGTGTGGAGTATTGTTCCTAAAAGAGCTGTTAATAAATTCCTGGATTTTGTAGTTAACTCATTTGAAAGATTTGAATCCTTCAATACAAAGAAAGTACAGAAAGGGATTGATGCATTGGATTCTATGGGAGATGCTATTATAAAGTTTGCTGGAGGTTTGGCTTTAGCAACACCTCTTATCTTAATAGGTCTTGTAGGCTTACCTATTCTTATACCTACTCTGTTTATTATGGGCGGTGTCTTTTCTCTTCTTGGTAATAAAAAGTTTTCACAGAACATTAGAAAGGGTGCTAGATCTGTTGATAGAATGGGTGATGCTATTCTTTCCTTTGGTATTGGAATGGCTGCATTTGCTCTTACTACATACTTTATCCTTAAACAGCCTGCAATTTTGCTAGGAATGGTTTTATCATTAGTACTTATAGGTGGGGCTGTTGCTTTACTAGGTACCAAAGTAATGAGTAAAAAGGTAAGAAGAGGCTCTCTTAACTTACTTATTATGGGGGCAGCCGTAGGTGTCTTTGGTATAGGGTATGGAATTTTTGCTGCCGCATTTCCTAAGAATGTAGGTTTTAAAGATGTTTTAATACAAGCTGCTGCTATAGCAGGTATAGGAATTGCTACTGCAATAGTAGGAAAATTTGGATTAACTAATATTGCATTAGGTGCATTATCATTAGCTCTTAACGGATTAGGATTGCTTGTATTTAACATGGGTTATGTTCCTTTTGCCGATGCAACTAAAGGAATGTCATTAGCAGATGTTGGAATACAAAGTGGTGTCCTATTAGCGGTAGGTGGTATAATGGCATTAGCAGGTCTTGCTGTTACGGCATCCGCTGGTGCTATATTATTAGGACCTGCTCTTTATGCTGCTGCTGGATGGTCATTAACATTATTAGCACCAGGACTTGAGGCAATGAAGGATTTAGAATATTCTGAACAAGACTCTAAAGATCTCGCTACTACATTAGGTGCCGTTGCAATGGCATTCTCTGGTGTTGATCCTGAAGCTGGGGCTTTTGGAATGTTAAAAGGTTTATTTACTAGGGTAGTACAGAGTGGCGGTGGATTAGCTGCAGCTAAAATGTATGCTGCTGCTGGTTCCGCATTACAAGAATTATCAAAAGGCTTAACTGATTTTAAAGCAGTCGGTTTTACAGAAGATGATTCAAAAGAATTAGCAATAGCATTAGGATCTGTTAGTGGAGCATTTGCCCAAGCTGGCGGAGAACCTGCTAGCCCAGGTGGATTGTTTGGTGCAGTATTTGGAAATACATTTAGTCCTAATGCTACTGAACGTGGTATTGATTCAGTAATGGATTCAGGTAAGGCTCTAATGGAAATAACAAAAGGGCTTGCTTCATTCTTAGATCTTAAAAAGAAATACAAATTAGACGGTGATGCATTTAAAGAAGGCGGTTATCTTAACACTGCTATAACTGAAACTCTAGGTTTCCTAAACTCTGCTTTTGCCGCAATCGGTACTAATGAAACGTCAGATTCTTGGGGAATATTTAGCTGGGACGAGAACAGTGTTGAAAAAGGTATTGATGCAGTTAAAGGATCAGGTAAAGCACTAAAAGACATAACAGAAGGTCTTAAAGGATTTTTAGATCTTAAGAACAATTACGGGCTAACTTCTGAATCATTCATGGAAGGTGGGTTCTTATACACAGCCGTTACAGATTCATTAGGTTTTATTAGTAAGGCTTTTGCTACTATAGGTGGAGAAGAAACTGAAGATTCATGGGGTCCATTTAGATGGGATGAGAATAAGGTAGAAAAAGGTATTGACGCAGTAAGCGGTGCAGGTAAAGAATTAACTAATATTGCAGAAGGTCTTTCTAAGTTCCAGGAATTAGTTAAAGCAAAAGTTGATTTTAGTAAAGGTGGCGCATTAGAACAAGCCGTTACAAATTCATTAACTTTTGTTGGTGATGCCTTTGCCGTAATTGGTGGTAAGGAAGAAGAAGACGGATGGTTTATATTTAGTTGGGATGAAAACCTTGTTGAAAAAGGTGTTGATGCAGTTCAGGGTGCAGGAGAAGAACTTATGAACATTGCAACAGGATTAGAGACATTCCAAAAACTAATAGATCAAAAGGTAGATTGGGATAAGTTAAAAACATCAATTGTAAATTCAGTAACCTTTGTAGGAGATGCATTTTCTGCTGTTGGTGGAATGAAAGAAACTGATAGTAGTTTCTTTGGTTTAATAACATGGGATGAGAATTTAGTAGCGGAAGGGATAGATGCCGTTAAGGGTGCTGGGGAAGAATTAATAAACATTGCAAAAGGTATTGAGGCTTTTGCAGGTATAAAGAATCCAGCTAAAGTTGCAAAAAGTATATCTTCAATATTTAATAATATTGCAGATACATTCCAAAATCTTTATAACCCTGAAGACACAAGATCAAGAATGAGTCATTTTAGAGTTTGGATAACTAATTTGACTGATGCAGCCAAAGACAATTCATTGGCAAAGGCTGCTGATGATATGCAAGAACTTGTAAATGCTATTAATTCTACAGATATTTACAAAGCTGAAGCTTTAGGAAACTTATTTAAGGGTGCAGGTGAACTAAGTAGAAATCGTCGTGCATACAACGATTTATATAGAGCGGTTGAAGACATACGAGATCTCTTGGCAGAATCTGGCGGTGGCGGCGAAGGTGTACCTGGCGGTGGTGGCGAAGGAACTCCTCCAAAAGATTCTGGAAATTCTGCTGCATTCTCAAAACTTAATAGCACACTTAGCAGACTTAATTCTACAATGAGTTCTCTACCTGCAGCTATTCAATCTATTAAGATAGAAATTCCTGATTAAATCTTAAAACTAAGTCAATACTCTACTATATAAAATTAACAGAGAGTTAACGAAAATAGTATATTATGGCTAAGAGTATTGTATGGTTTGATCTGGAAACCACTGGAGTAAACACAGCAACAGATCGTATTATTGAGATTTGTATGATAAAGACCGATCTTGATGGAAATGAAATTAATAGTTTTTATTCACTTGTAAATCCCGGCACTAATGTTGAATGGAGACAAGAAGCAATTGATAAACACGGAATTACACCAGATCTATTAGAAGACCAAGATAGGTTTGAGGCTATGGCAAAGGATGTTGTAGACTTTATTGGAGATTCTGATCTTGGTGGTTATAATGCACTTTACTTTGATATCCCAATGCTTACCGAAGAACTTATGAGAGCTGGTATTGTTTTTAATCATCGTAACCGAGCTGTTATTGATCCTTTCCTTATATACTCAAAATATGAAAGAAGAGACTTAAGCACGGCATATACGAAATACACAGGTAAGACTTTAGAAGGCGCACACCGCGCAGAGAATGATATTCGTGCAACAATGGAAATCTTCCAAGCTCAACGTGAACTCTATGATATGCCACAAACAGTTGAAGAAATTGATAAAGTAGTTAATGAATCTCGCCAAACTCAAGTTGACCTAAGTGGTAAGTTTAAGTTTGCTGAAATCAATGGAAAGAAAGAAATCGTATTTAACTTTGGTAAGTGGAGTGGAAAACCTTTCCGTGAAGTATATGAAGCCGATTCTCGTTACATTGAATGGATGATTGATAAAGGGGAGTTCTCAAAGGAAACCAAAATCATTGCCCGTAAGCTTATGGAAAAGATGAAAGCTGAGCCTGAAATGCCATTCTAAAATTGTTAATAACTTTTTGAAAAAAGTCTAACAATTTTGATTATATTTATAATATACAAAATTAAACGGAATATGAAATACCAAAACGGATACCTTCCAAAAATCGCCTACCACATGGCACAAGGTAACACTGACCGCGTGGAATACTTTACTCATCGTCAAATCGCTCGCTACGGTGAACTTACTCCATGGGATATGGGATGGATCTCAACTCAAGTTAACTCTATCCTTCACCAATGGGCACAAGAAGAAAAGGAATTTAACTCTCACCTTAACTACATCTAATCATGGAAAAAGGAACTATCGTAAAGTATGATGGCGGATTCTACCGTATCACCCGTGAAACTAAAAACACGGTCAATCTAGGGGCCATCTTCGGTACTCATGTTTATCACAAAGGAATTCAAAAGTCCGAGGTTACCGAAGCTCACAATGAGTGGTACCAAGGATGGACTCAGTCAGAAACTTATATGTCAATGTAATGAAAATAGATATCTCAAAACTTAAAGAAGTTGAAAAAGCATTTGGTCAATTTGAAGTTGGCCGTATCATGGGAAATGGTAATCATAACTACTTCCGCTTCGGTTACTGGAGACCAGTAGACCTTGGAGTACTCCAGGCAATTATGGCACCGTCAATTGTGGTTGTCGAGGATGATATCTATGATGACGACTGTGGATGGAAATACTCTTATACACTTTATGAAAAATGGGAGTGGGACCAGATTCAAGAAAGACGAAAAGAACAAATGGAAAAGTGGAAATCTGAAAAGTAATCTTTCAGATTTTCTTTTTATGTTTTATAATTAATTTAAATAAAGAACTGATGAGTGTATATCAACAACTAATCCAAAATCCTCCAGAGATCAAGGTAAAGAAAAATCCACGAGAGGTAATTTTTAAAACGGTAAGCTGTATGTGTGATAACGTACATTACATTAAATTTAAGAAAAACACTGAAGGCGACTTTAAAATGTCCGGTGGTGGATTTTCTCTTTCTAATTGGCAAATGAATCATCCACCACATGACATTGAATGGACTGCTGATGAAGGTATGTGGAAACAGGTTGTAAGGATGATCAACACCGGTACATCAAAAATTGAATCTGTAAAAAGTAGATAATGGCTATAACGACACAACCTATGCCAGGCTCCGAAAAAATTCACATTGACTTAAAAGGACCTGATGGAAATGCATTTGCATTAATTGGCTTGGCTCAGAAATTGGCTAAGCAATTACATTACCAACCAGATGAGCGAGGCGAACTTACAACCGAAATGATGGGTGGTGATTATGATAATTTATTGGAAGTCTTTGATAAGCACTTCGGAGAATTTGTAACCTTACATAAATAAGACATGGCCGTACCAACATTAGATGAACAGATTCAAATTCAAGAAATACTTGAAGAAGCTAAAGCATACGGCCTCCGGCATGAAGTATGTGAATGGGCTGATAAGTTAATGGAAGAATCCTCGAAAATGAACATCTTGGATGCGTACACTTTAGCATATCAAGAATGGATTAAATAAATTGTAATGTCATCAGAAGAAAAAAATACAAAAGATGAATTAGACTTCAACGGTGGATGGTCCATGGGAGAAGCTGCTCATCATGTTGGTAAGAAGATGACACAACAAACTATTCCTGACAAAAGGAAATATAACCGTAAGAAAAAACATAAGAAAAAAGATGAAGATTAGTTTAACCTCCGTTTGCGCACAGGTTTATGTTTTGCCTACTATTAAGTGGACATATGATAAATACTTATATGGGTATATGAACATTGAACTTTGGTGGTGGAAATGGGGAATAGAAATAGCGTATGGAATACAAGAATAGATACAACGACATTTATACCTTTACCCTTCAAGAAGACGGCAGTATCTTATGGGAAGGTGATTTTAAATACTACCGCACAGGATGGCCTAATGTTTATAAAGAAGCCTACCAAGCATACTGTAAAGATGTAGGATCTAAAGGTGAACGCCCTATGCACATAGATTCATTTAAAGAAGCTGTTCATGAATCGGTGTACGATGAAAATGATAGCTATGTAGGTTGGGGTCCTATCGCAAAAAAATACGGATCATTAGTATATTCCGATAAAGATAATATTGATATGGTAGATCCTAGCGGCGGTCCTTACATTACTCTCCACCAAGATCTTTCCTGGTTAAGCGAAGAGTTTAAAGGTCTTTGTGTAGGTAGTCTTGTACCTATAGATACTGGTTTTAGGATTGGGACCTATGGCAAATATGATCACCTTGCAGATACTAAGATTATAGGTGGAATCATTAATACATCAGAATGAAAAACTTTGAATACATAAAAGCATTTAACTCGCCATTTAAGCGGCCGAAACTAAAGTGGTACTTTGGTAAGATTGCAATTGGTACACCTTACTTCTATCCTCGTCGTTGGGTAAAACCAACTCAGCAAATGTTAATTGATAATGCTAAAAAAGAAATAGAGGAAAGAAAAAGATGGAATGAAGCCAACGAAAAGTACGGTAACACTCCTAAAACAATTCCATCAATCGAGGAACTATGTGAAGAGAAAAAGAATTATAAATTTCCGGTTCCTAAAAAGATAGGTTTTGATTTTGTTGGATTAGGATGGAAAACCAAATGGACTGATACTGACTATAGGTTTGAGTGGGCTCCTCTTATCTCATTCGTATTTTTTAAATGGCAAATTGCTGTGATGATAATAGCACCAGAACAATATCACTATTGGGAAGCATGGTTGTATTATCAACGTGACACGGAGGGAACTCCAAAGGAACGCATAGAGCAATGTAAAGAAGGCTTTCCTCTCGACTATATCGTATCTGATGGTGGAACGGAAACAAAGGTCAATTATTACAATAAAATATTAAAGGAGAAATACTTATGATAACTGGAGAGCAACCAAAAGTTTTACTTACTCAAGACGAGAACGGTAATCTTAAGATGGATGACGAAATGGGTAAACTCTTATTTGGAGATCCTAAAAAGAATTGGAAACTAGTTCGTGAACGAGATGGTCTAACTAATCAATCAGCCGAAGTAATGTGGCTTGAATGGAATGAAGAAGGAAAGTTTAAAGCCAAACATGATAAACCTGCAATTGGACGTTCCCTTATTATGTCTCCCTTTAACCAGTTCTTTACTTGGCAAACAACAGACATTACTGAGATCGTAGAGGAAAGAGAAGACTACGTAAAATTTCATACCGAAAACTCAACATACGAATTATGGAAGCTATCTTAAAGTTTAACTTACCAGAAGATCATACTGAATTTCAATTTGCAACACAAGGTTCAAATATGTATTCAGTCCTTTGGGAAATGGATCAATGGTTACGATCACAGTATAAGTATATGTCCGATGAAGAATATAGTAAGGACAAGTATGAGACTTATGAGAAGTGTCGAGAACGGCTTAGAGAGATAATGTTTGATAACGGTATAAACTTAGACTAGATGAAATATACAGGTAAATGGTGGGATAGTCCACACAGATCAGAAGAGGACCGAGATGTAGCTGCAATTATGGTTAGAATTTTAGGTGGCCTTGCCTTTGTTTTAGGTTTATTAATGCTCCTATCTTGTGAGGCTGTAGATAGAGATCCAATAGAATCGTGGGAGGTAATGCCTATCGAACTAACGCAAGAGCAGGTAGTATTCACTAATGAAGTGGTTATTGAAATTAACGAGTATCGCAGGTCAATAAATTTAGATACACTTACACAATACACTGGCTTACCTCAAAATCTTGCAACGCAACACTGCAATGAGATGATTTTAACTGGCATAATTTCACATGATGGCTTTCGAGAGCGAGCAGAGATAATGGCACAGTGGGGAGCAGAAGCAGTGGCATGCAACGTTGCATTTGGATACGATAATCCCGAAGAAGTAGTTGATGCTTGGATAGAAAGTCCAATGCACTTAGATTCTCTAGAGGGTAATTATGACTCGGCTGCAGTTGGTATCAGAGAAGATGACCTTGGAACAAATTACATAACCTTAATACTATTTAGATAATATGAGAACTATTCGCCAATTCTTTCGTAGACTTAAAAGACTGATTCAGTTTATTCCTCATGTTTGGCGAGGGTACGATTTTGACTATCGCTATGCAATTGACCTATTTTCATATCAGTTAACCAGAACAGCCGATCATCTTGAGTCCGATAAGTCTTACACCGTCAATGCGGATATGCATGCTAGAAAAATTAGGACCGCTATTGATCTTATGAAAAGGGTGTATGAAGATGAGTATGACATGGAATGGATGGATCAACTCAAGGAGGTATACGGTCCTAGTGTTTTAGATTGGTGGTTTGAAGATATAGGAAGAGGTGATGGTTCATCTTACTTAAGATATGTATATGAGAAGTGGGATAATGCCGAAGAAGTAGAAGCCAAGAAATCTGAATTGATAAAAGCTTCACGAGAAAAACAAAAGAAAGCAGAGAGAATTCTCTGGGCATACATACAACATAACATCCGCAATTGGTGGGATTAATATGATAGTAATGATACCTAAAATGAAAAAAGATTTTGAATGGCTTAGAAAAATAATTTCTAACCCAGCAAACAAAACAGTCCACTATAAATCTCTAAAAAGATTAACCATTCTATTTAGTAAAAAATGGTCTCATATTAAAAAAGAACATCCGGATTTGTATTGGTCATATGTAAATTATCTTCATCTAAAACTTAGGTTTGAATTCTATGAAGAATAAACCTTTAAGGATTTAGCAATATAAAAATAAAAATATGGGAGTGAGTATAGAAAAGAGATATCAGAAACTTACGGATACGGAACACGTACTCCTTAGGCCTGGTATGTATATAGGTTCAGTCAAACCACATACCGAGGAAGTATATCTTTTGGACCGCAAGAGTTGGAAACTTACACCAAAAGAAATTACTTATAATCCAGGTTTCTTAAAACTGTTTGATGAAATTGTATCAAACTCTGTTGATGAACATAAAAGAAATCCTAATCTTAATCAGATAAAGGTAACGGTAGATTTAGATTCTAATCGCATATCCATTTGGGATAATGGAGGTATACCTGTAGAAATTCATAAAGAGTATAATGAATGGGTACCTGAAATGATTTTTAGTAACCTTAAGACTGGAAGTAATTTTGATGATACCGAACAGAGAACAGTCGTAGGTACAAATGGTGTAGGTAGTACTCTTACTAACATTTTTAGTAAAGAGTTTAAAATTGATACTTGTGATGGTAAGAAAAGATTTATTCAAGTCTTTTCAGATAACATGGCAAAGAAAACTAAACCTGATGTTAAATCACAAAGAAAGGGCTTTACTGAAATATCTTATGTAGCAGACTTTGAAAGGTTTGGTATGAAAAAGATTGATAAACCTTCTCTCCAAATGATTGAAAAAAGGTTATATGATATTGCTGCATGTAATCCTAAGCTAAAGATATGGTTAAATGATGAGGTTATTTCCTTTAAGTCATTTAAAGAATATTCTGAACTTTACACTACTCCAGTTTTTTATGAACAATCAGAAAATTGGCAAATAGGTATAGGACATAGTGAATCTGGGTTTAAGGCAGTTTCCTTTGTTAACTCAGTTGAAACTAAAGATGGTGGTACACACGTAAATAACATAGTTTGGCAAATCACCCAGTATCTTAGGGAAAAGATTAAGAGAAAATACCGGGTTGATGTTAAACCATCAGAACTTAAAAATCACTTATATCTTTTTATCAATTGTACTGTAATTAATCCAGCATTCTCGTCGCAGACTAAAGAAAAGTTAATTACTGAACCTAAAGATTTTGGATCTATACATGAACTTTCAGAAAGGACTCTAAGGCAAGTTCTTAACTCCGAAATAATTCAATCCGTTTTGGATTGGATTGAAAGAAAGAAAGCCGCTGAGGAAAGAGCCAAACTTAGAAAACTAAATAAAGGATTAGATAAAAAGAAGGTCGTAAAACTTATTGATGCTAAGAAAAGCGGGGATCGTAGTAATTGTACTTTGGCAATATTTGAGGGTGATTCTGCATCTTCTGCTTTTAGGCAATATCGTAACCCTACTATGCAAGGCGCATTTCCACTTAGAGGTAAGTTTGTTAATGTAAGAGAATCTACAGCTTCAAAGGTTGTACAAAATAAAGAAGTACAATCTCTGATGGCAGCCTTAGGTTTAAAGATAGGGCATGAACCAGAAGATTTAAGATACGGTAAGATCTTATTGTATACCGATGCTGATGTTGATGGTAATTCAATTTCTGCTTTGTTAATAAACTTCTTAGGTAAGTATTGGCCTGAACTATTTGAACAAGGTAGAGTACTTAAAGTAGAGACACCTCTTATGGTTGCCAAGAAAGGTAACCAAACCTTAAGCTTTTATTCTGATGAAGAGTATAAGCAATGGGAATCAAAACAAAGGTCGCTATCTTCATGGAATATTGAATATAAGAAAGGTCTTGCTGCATTGGAAAATGAAGAGTATCAGGAAATAATAAGTAATCCTAAAACCTTTACGTTAACTAAAGATAATAATTTTGAACATACCTTGAATGTTTGGTTTTCAAAAGATTCTGAACCAAGAAAGAAAAAGATCTTAGGAGAAGAACTTGAAGTCAAACCAAAAGGTAAATCATTGTTTTAATATGAATAGAAGAACAGTAACAGATTTTTTTGATAAAGAGTATCTAGAATATGCTAAGTATGTTGTAGAAAACCGGGCAATTCCAAGTTGCATTGATGGGTTAAAACCTACGCAAAGAAAGGTTGTCCACATTGCAAATAAAATATGGAAAAGTGGAAATGAAAAACCAATGAAGCTTTTCCAACTTGCTGGTAGAGTAGCAGCTGAAGCATATTATCATCACGGTAATACTTCATTAGAATCTGCGATGGTTGGTATGGCACAAGAGTTTAAAAATTCTTTACCTTTATTGGAAGGTATTGGTCAATTTGGATCTTTAAGATCTCCTTCTGCTGGTGCACCACGATATATCAGTGGTAAACTTCATCCTAACTTTAGACTTCTCTATAAGGATTTTGAATTATTAGAAAACAAGATTGAAGAAGGTGAGAAAATTGAACCTGAGTATTTCCTACCTATCATACCTACAGTTATCTTAAACGGTTCTTCTGGAATTGCTGTAGGGTTTGCAACTAATATATTAAACCGAAATCCTAAGGATGTTACTGATGCATGCATCGCTGTACTAAAAGGCAAAAGACTACCTGGACTTCCACCTTGGTTAAAGGAGTTCTCAGGCACTTTTACTAGAGATACGATTAATCCTAAAACATGGAAAATAAGTGGTGTACATGAGGTGCTAAACTCTACAACGGTTAAGGTATCTGAAATACCCCCAGGATTTACTTATGAAAGGTATGAAGAACATTTAAATAGTCTAATTGAAAAAAGAATCATTACAAGCTATGATGATAATTCTTCAGGTAAAGTAGAATATGTAATTAAATTCCAAAGAGCAATCCTTAAGGAATACATAACTAAAGATAAACTTGAGGGTTTACTAAAACTCAATACTCAAGAAACTGAAAACCTTACCACTATAGATGAAACCGGTAAATTAAAAATCTTTAATAAGGTAGAAGAAATTGTTAAACATTTTGTAGAAGTAAGGTTAGCATGGTATGATAAAAGAAAGGCTTATTTAATTGCAAAATTAGAAAGAGAATTACTTATCATTTCCAATAAGGCAAGATTCATTAAAGATATTATTGATGGTAAACTTAAAGTAAATAATGTACCAAAAAAGGATATTATCCTTTATTTAGAAACTGCTAATTACGATGAGGTGGATGGTTCATATAATTATCTTTTAAATATGCCTATCTATTCATTAACCAAAGAAAGGTTTAATGAATTGTTAAATCAAGAAGCAGATAAGAAAAAGGAAAAGAAAGTTATTGAAGGTATCGATCCTAAAGATATGTATCTCTCTGATTTAGAAGCATTAAAGAAAGCAATTAAGTAAACCTTTTAATAAAAAGCAATATAAAAATAAATACTATCATGCCTAAATTTAGTTTTGAAACAAAGATGGGAGTAAAGTTAACCACATGTATTTCTGAGTCTATAGAAAATGCATGGGAGTGGATAGCGAAAACTAAACAGCTTACTTTAGATCAAGTAAAAGAATTGTATAACATAAAAAAAATAAATAATGATGATTGAACAAACATCCTCAGTTGACTCTTCAATGATTAATAGAGTCATTTACAATTTTCCTAATAAGACTCTTAAGATTGAGTTTAATTCAGGTGCTCTATATGAATATAATAATGTAGAACCTGATGTATATGATCAACTCTGTAAAGCAGAGTCTCAAGGAAAATTCTTTAACGAGCAAATTAAACATAACTACGAACATACACAACTCTTAATTAACTAAATTTATGGCAACAACAGCAAACGTAATCTATGATGCACTCAAAGCTCAATTTGAGGCACAGAAACAAAAAGCAATCGCAACCTTAACTGTATATCTTTCTAGCCCAGTTGGAATTGGGGAACATCCACAAATCATTGATGAGATGGAGAAATTAACTAGAAACATTGCAGATGCCGAAGGCTGTCTAGAAATTCTTGCAAAAACTTTTGAAGTGAAAGGAGAAAATGGCAATGTGGACGCAGAGTAATAGTTGGTCAGACGATTTAATCATTAATTACATTTACATAGAGAATGAATAAAGTAATTTTAGTTGGCAAGGCAGCCGCAGGTAAAGATCATATGAGAAAGATTTTATGTGGTCGTGGTTTTGAGTATGGTATATCTTATACAACAAGACCTCCTAGAGAAGGCGAATTTGATGGCAAAGATTACTTCTTTCTTAGCGAAGGTGAATTTAAGAAAAAGATTAAGGAAGAGTATTGGTACGAATGGATAGAATTCAACGGTTGGTATTATGGTACAAGTCATAGACAGTTTACACATTCATGTAACCTATTCATAATGACACCTAAAGGTATAAGTCATATTGATCCAGTGGACCGTAAAGAATGTACTATCATATATCTTAACATTCCTCAAGAAGTTCGAAGAAAGCGATTGGAGGAAAGGAATATGCCAGGAGATTCAATTGAACGTAGAATGGAAGCTGATGAATTAGACTTTGCTGATTTTACGGATTTTGATATTGAAATAAACAATGATAACTTTTAACATATAAAAATAAAATGAGTAAATTCATCATCATAGAAGGTACCGATAACACAGGTAAAGATACACAACAGAATCTTATTATAGAAAAACTAAACAATTTAATCTTTCATAAGGTTCATTATTCATCTCTTCCATTTAAAAATGACGTAGATAAACATACATCATATTCAAAACAGATGTACACTGATATGTTTAGAATGATGAATGAATGTAAAGATAAGGATATTAACATTATCTTTAATCGTTCTCATTTAGGTGAATCTGTTTACTCTCCACTTTACCGAGGTTACTCTGGAGATTATGTATTTGATATTGAAAAAGAATATGTAAATAAGTTAAGAGAAAATCTTTATCTTATTACACTTACTAATGATCCTCAAATCATTATGAGTAGAGATGACGGTAAATCATTTTATGGTAATGAAGAAGAGGTTAAAGCCGAGGTTGATGGATTTAATAGAGCCCACCGCCTAAGCAAGATTAAGAATAAGTTATTAATAAACATTGGCACCATGAGTGCTGAGGATGTATCAAAAATTATTATTGATTTTCTTAGTCATGAAAATACTATCACTGGCGATCCACGCCAATTAGAACTGTTTGAAAATGTCTAAGTGGAGAGAAGACCGTATGTATGAAGTAATGGGTCACCTTAATAATGATCCAGAACTTAAAGCTATATACGAAAAGGAGATAAAAAAATCTAATACAAAGTATCCAAGATCCGAGTTTTTTACTCGTATGGAAAAATGTTATGAAAAAGCTATAAAGAAACATGAGAATATACAAAGGTGAAACGTTTGCTGAGGCATATGAATTGGCATTAAATAGTGTTATTCATAACCCAGAATATACCTCATCACCAAGAGGTATGAAAATTTTTGAAGTTACCGATGCTGCATTGGTTATCGAGGATCCTACATTTTGTCTATACGAGAATGACCGTAGGAGTAGTCAATTTAAATATATTGCAGCTGAGTTGGTTTGGTATTTTACAGGTCGCAAGGATGCTAACTTTATTACTCCTTATGCTAAGTTTTGGAATCAAATAGCAAACAAAGATGGCTCGGTTAACTCTGCTTATGGTAATCTTATCTTTTCTGAAAGTAATGAACATTACTATAATCAATATCAATGGGCATTAGAGTCTCTTATTAAAGATAAAGATAGTCGCCAGGCAATTTTACATTTTAATAAACCTTCGCATCAATGGAATGGTAATAAAGATTTTGTTTGTACTCTTAATGGAATATTTCAAATAAGAGATAATAAACTTAACTTTACTATTGATATGAGGTCTAATGATCTTATCTTAGGTACTCCTACTGATGTAGCATTCTTCTGTTTGCTCCAAACGCAAATGTTAGAACATTTAAGAAAGTATTATCCTGAATTAGAGTTAGGTACATATACTCATATTGCCCATTCACTTCATTTATATGAAAGGCACTTTGATCTTGTAAGTGAAATGTTAATGAAATCATTTAATCCAACATCATTTCCAGAAATGAGAGAATTCCTAATTGATCCACAAGGCCAAGCATTATCAGGAATTAAAGAAATAGAAGATGAAATGATTCAATGTAACGATGTAATTAATACAAGTGAGTTTACTCCTACCCCTAAAGATGATCTTTTACACCAATGGATAAGTGATGCAATTTTCCTGGATATATAAACAAATATCCAATGTTCATGAAATATCTAAAGTTATTTGAAGAATTTTCTAATGACTCTGCGTTAAAGAAAGTTTATCTTGCTACTCGTAGAGATAGCGGTCAAAGATGGTGGTCTTATAAAGGATTTGCTGGTGATAACTTTTTCATTCAAGTTACTGAAAATAACATCGATAAGATTGATATAAATCCTGACTATCCTATTCTTAATTATCATAGTTCTATCATAGATCAGCTTTTAAAGGAAAAGAGAATCAAAGAAGAAAATGTTTATAATCAATCTAAACATATTTCAAAATCTGGATCTAAAGAAGAATTTCATAAACTTGTAGGAGAAGACGAAAACATTCCTAAGACAGTATATTCTAAAAACGATGCATTAGAAAAACTCAATTTCCCAATTATTGCAAAACCCTCTAAGGGACACAGCGGAATAGGTATTCAGATTATTGATAAACCGGATTTAATGGAAGATGTAGATGAAAAGATTTTTGATACTTTTTCTGAATATGTTGATAAAGCCGAAGAGCATAGATTTATTAATTTTAAAGGTGAACCTATTTTTTGGATGGAAAGAACACCACTTAATGAAAAGGCTAAAAGTGGTAAGGGCGACGCTAAAGAAGAAATGGAGTTTGGATATGCTAAGAGAAATGTAAAAGACATTCCAAAAGACTATAAAAAAGTTTTGGAAAAGTTTTGTAAGATATATGAAGACCTTCCCTATATGTGTTTTGATATGATGAAATCAAAAGATGGTAAGGTTTATGTAATTGAATCAAATGCACAACCAGGTGTACCTTTTGATTCTACGGTTGAGGCTTATAAAAAGATCTATGAGGATTTTTACGGTAAACCTTTAGATAAAGATAGTTTAACTAAATTAGATGAATATGCAAAAACTATGGTTGAAAAAACTCTTAAGAAAGGCGGAGGCAAAAGATTTTCAATTAAATAGAAAAAATTTCATCAATAATTTTCAATTCCCAACTTTTTGTATTATATTTGTAGTATAACAGTACAAACTGTAAAGAATAGAATATGCACAAAACAACAGAATTTCCATCAGACTTTTTCATAACGTCTGATACATGGTTCGGTAGGCCACAGATTTTGCAAATAGCAAATCGCATATCATTTAAAGACATAGATGATATGAATAACCAGTTAATTAAAAACTGGAATAAGGTAGTAAAGAAAACTGACATCGTATTCCATCTAGGTAATTTCGCATGGGATCCTCAAACTGCAAGGCAGGTCCTTAAAAAGCTAAAGGGCGAGATTTACTTTTTACGAGGTAATACTGACCAGGCATTATTAGATGTGGCCGATGAATTTAGCAATGTAAATATTATAGAGGATCAAATCGCAGAATTTCCACAATACGATTCTGTTATTTGTCACTATCCGTTAGAGGTATGGAATGGTAAAGATTCAGGTACAATCCACTTTCATGGTCATACGGTATTTTCTCATAAGACAGATTTATCCAAAATGAACCGTGTTAATGTATGTACGGATTTTTGGAATTATTCACCTATTAAGTATTCAACGATTAAAGATTTTACAAATGACAAAAACTAAAAAGACTTACAAAGAACTGGCATTAGAATTTAAAAAGACAAGATCTGAAAAAACTTACAATGAACTTTATCATAAGATGCGCCCGGGGCTCTGGTCTTATGTTAATAATATTGTAAAGGATCCTACTATTGCCGATGACATTGTTTCTACGACATTAACAACGGTCTATCTAAAAATAGATCAGTATAATGAAGACTATCAAATTACAACATGGGCATATCGTATTGCTTATAATGAATGTATAGGTTGGATTAGATTTAGAAACAAGAAAGTAAGTATGAATGTATTTACTGATGCTGGCGTTGAACCTCCTATGAATGATTCTTTTACCACAACCGATGGGTTTTTACCTAAGACTGATAGTGACTGGGAAGAAGAAGAATCTACATTAGATGAACAGGTTAGACTAACGCATGAAGCAATAAATGCATTACCTCCTATGTATAAAAGATACATGGTAGAAAGGTTCCTTAATCATAAATCATATTCGGATATCTTAGATATTATGAAAGAGTCTGAAAAAGGAATAAATTTACAAACAGTTAAGAACCGCATATTTAGAGGAAGGAAAATAGTTAAAAAACAGCTCGAAGGGATGAAACTTTTTTCTGAAGCCTAAATACATAATAAACAGATAACTATGTACGCAAAAAAGCTATTAAGAGAAATTAACATTTGGCGAAAAATAAGAAACATTGCCAAAGAAAAAGAAGAAGAACTAAATAAAAAAGGATTTAGGGTTGACTGGGTTGGTAGAATTTACACAGTCATTAATCTACCTGAAGAAGTTGTAACTGCACCAATTTCACAAGAAGGATATGTTTTAATGAAACTAAGAGAGCATGATCAATTCTTATTGCAACTGGGTATTGCAGATTATGTATCACCAGAATTTAATAGAATTGAAGGTACCGACTCCTTTTTACTAGTCTTGTCACCAGATAGAGATCAACTTAGGTTATGGCCTTTTACAAAATCTGTATTTAGGACATCTCTTATTCTTTTAGGTCTAAGATTACTTTATGTTGTAATTTCTAATAACCAGGAAAAAATTGCTGAGGTATGGAACAAACTGACGAATCTGATATTTTAAGAAGTCAAATTGACAAAATTGAAAAAGAAGTTAAAGTCCTTGAAAAAGAAAAAGAGGCAATACAAACTGAGTGTAAACATAAGGGAGAAACTTATGTAGCATTTGATGAAACTAATTCTATGAAAAAATACTGCTCCACTTGTAGAAGGGAACTAGGATATCCTTCAAAAGAAGAGCAAGATAAATTCTTAGGCAATACAAAAGAAAATGGCAACAGCTGAATCATTAGCAACAACTGAAACAATAAACGGTAAAAGATACTACAATGTAGGTGAAGGTAAAAAATACCCATCAGTTACAACAATCTTAGGAGCCATGACTGATAAGTCTGGTTTAGATAAGTGGAGAAAAAGAGTAGGAGATGAAGAAGCTGATAGAATTTCAAAATTCTCTGCAAACCGAGGTACGGTTATGCATCAACTTAATGAATACTTTTTAGGATCTGAAAAAGAGAGTACTCGTGAAAGATTACTCGACGCACAAAAACTTATCATTCCTTTTGCCGAAGAAAACGGCTTTACTGAAGAAGAAGTAAATATAGGGCGAAAGCTTTTCTTTAATTTCTATAACAATGATTGCTTTAACAGGATATCTAAAGTAGTATCTATTGAAGACACTCTATACTCACCTGTAATGGGAGGGTACGCAGGTAGAGTAGATATTATTTATGAGAATAATAAAGCTCATTTAATCGTCTTAGATTTTAAATCATCTAAGAAACCTAAGAAAGAAGAGTGGATTGAAAACTACAAATTACAAATTGCTGCATACTCTTTAGCATACTGGGAAATGAACGGTGTAAAACCACAGGGTGGAGAAATTTGGATAAGTAATGAAGCCGATGGGTTTCCACAAATATTTGAAATGTCCTTTGAAGACATTACTTTTTATGGAAAGAAGTTTTTAGAAATGGTAAAAGCGTTTCATGAAAAGCATCCATTACCTGAGAATATATAAAAAAAATAAGTTTATCCATGTTAATAAAATCATTTAAAGATTTTGTAAATGAAGGCTTAGGTCAAGTAAGACATAAGAAAGTAAATCATGTAGAAGATATTGATACCAAAGATGGTAACAATAAAGAAGCTGAGAAAAAAGCTGAAGAGTACATGGATAAAGTAGCAGAAG